ACCATCTTTGCATTCGGTTAAAATATAACCATATATAATTGCCGGTTTCCATGCCCACCAACCATATCCACGTGATCCTGGTAACATTGGTTCAATAATATACTTTATAAAGGCTGTATCAAGTTCTTTAGGTGTATAAATGTAAACCTCATCAGCCCCATGTCTCAAAGCGGTGGCCTTCAGCCGCTGGGCTGATATGTCATAGTCTTCTGTGGCGAAGGTGATAAGTCTTACCATTTTGCAGTTGTTGTATCCGGAAGCTGCTTCCAAATCATTAATTGTGTAATTCCGACATCCAACCAACTTAATGGGATAGTAACAAAATTTATAGTTCTATCCCCTTTGGTATATATTTTATATTTTTTAATTATCCTACCTCTTTCCTGATGATATGCAAATATTACCCCAGATAAATAAATCATTATAATGGCAATTATTTTAAATATCTTTTTCATATCATCTTTTTTGTTCCCAGACATTAAAAAAACCATAGTCCACATCCCTTTGCCAGATATCGCTATAACCTTTCTTTTGGTCGCAGATCATGGGACAAATAATAAAAGCCTGCATCTTCTCCAGGTTACACCTTAGGAAATCATCATACATCTGGCCGGTAGAAAGATCCCAGTTATCCAGAATATATTTCCTCCCCTTCTCACTATAACCTATTGCATGGGTAGTCCAGCATTGGGTCACCCGCCTAAGATGGGTAGAAACAAATTCAGGAACAGGCCATGAACACAGATCTGTACCTACAACATTACCACCAAAATAAAGGATATCCCAATCATCAGGCAATTCATTCAAAGCCTCATCCAAATGGTACATATCATCAAAGATGGCATCGTCTTCAAATATCACAGCGTTCCCTTTAGCCGATTCTAAGGCGTTTCTCTGGGCTTTATTAAAACCATCATGGATTGACCCGGAAGTATTGGGAATGCCATCTATGCGCCTGAAATGGGGCATATCAATCAAAAGGAATTGATTCAGGATATCAATGTTCCTGTCAGGCCTGTTAGGAAGGTTGATATAGATAATGTCATCGAAAAATTCCCAGGGGTTAGTCATTTCGCTTTTTTATTACCAACAGAAATGAGTTCATTTTTAAGCGACCGATTTTCTTTTTTAGTACGTTCAAGCGTTCCTATAAAATCAATCTGCCTGGTAATTCCCAAAAAATGGTTATTTACTACTTCATTTCTATAGGCATTTACAATCTGTGAAGCAAAGCCTATGTGTACTTTGGCTTCTGGGATTTTCAATTTCCCATTTTTAAATAAATGCCATTGCATAGCCATTTCAAATCTAACATCCGCCATTGAGGCGACTAATTGTGTTTCGTCTATTAATTCTGTGTTTGACATAAACGTTTCATTTTAATGATTAATCTATATATTTCTATTAAGTCAATATCAATATACTCAGAAGGAATTTTTTTCCTCTTTAATTGATCTTTTATATATTTATCTGAAATATTAATGACGTGTTTTTTAGAATTATTTCTCCCAATTATAAGATACTTTTCTTGTTTTTTTCTAATTCGTTCCAGTCTTTTGGCGTTGTCTGTTTTTCTATATTCCGCAAATTTTTTATTAATTTTATACGAATGTTTTTTATAAAATAAGGCTTTATATTTATTCCTTTCATCTAAAAGATCTTTTGAATTTTTTATTTTAAGCCATTTTTTTTTTGAATCTCCCCTTTTTTTGGCTCGTTCATTTTGATCTTTTCTTCTAGTTATTGGATCGCGCCTTTTGTCATATTCTTTACCAGATTTAACTTCACATTCTTTACAAAATCTTAAAGAATAATAGCGTTGCCCAGACTTATTATTTTGTTTAAGTAATCTAAATAGATCATCCTCTTTCTCAACTCCACATTTAGTGCAAACTTTCATGGCTTCTTTTTATATTTCTCGAACCCCTTAACGGTTCTATTTATCCATTCTTGTTCTATTTCTTTTCGGAACCCACTTTTAAGGCATAGTTCAATGATATTAGATAATGTTCTGGATTCAGCATTTGCGCGCTTTTGAGCAGCAGCTTTTATATCCGGATGAATTCGGATGGATAAACTTACTTTTTTTTCTTCTCCTGGTTTCACGTGTTCAAATGTAATACAAAGTAATTCATATTGCCAAATATATTTTAAAATAAAAAAACCGGCCACTTATTCAGTTCAGCCGGTTTCCCTTTTTTATCAACCCTTAAACAACCATTGAAAACATATTATACAATTGCTGTTATAAAAGCATCTGGCCTAAATACGCCACAACCTTCTGTCCTTTCAATCAGGAATGTAACCAGGTTCTTCTGGAAGTCCTGAGAAGTAGCAGAATCTGATTGACGCAAAGTCAGTCCTTCGCTTTCAATGACAGCAACCTTAGTCCAGTCTCCTACGATACACCGTCCACCGGTGAGCCAGTTAACGGGGTAGATAGGTACGCCCAAGATCCTTACCGTACCATCAGGTGTGATATTCACCACGCCAGGCAGGGAATAATCATTAGGTTTCGTAACCAGAATAGCAGCCCAGATATCCGGGTCTATGGCAATAGCCGTAGCATTATATTTGGACTTCTTCAGCGTCTTGATGAAATAAATCAATCTTTCTGCTTTGACGGTAATACCGGAAGTCGTGCTGGAACCGGTAGCGGCTGCCACCAGAACATTCGCAAATTCAAGGTCTTCCTGATCCAATAACTGTTCAGTTAAGGAAGTAGGGAGCCAGCTTTGCAGGAAAGAAATATTCCTTAATGACTGCCTTGAAACGGTAACCCATCCGGCAAGAGCCAGAAGTGTAAGTGTCTGCATGGCATAACCGCGATCTACCTGTGCTTTCAGGGTTCCTTCCGTAGCCTGGTAGCCGATAGATCCACCACCTACCGGGCTGTTAGCGCGAGGGTAGTAAACGGTATCGTTATCAGATTGCAGGATGGGGGCCAGTTGCCTGAACCTTGTCTGACCGATAGGCTCCATGCCGGGCCGCCAGTCCAGATAGAAAGGTTTGTAGGGAGCACCCGTACCGGTAAGTGAGCCTGTGGTGACATTGCCCACTTTCTGCTCAATTTTCAACCCACCATCGGGGAGGCTGTTACCGGCAGCCATCTTGATGAAGATTTCTTTATTCTCTCCAATGGTGTCGGCAATTGTTTCGATCATGGACTTATGGGCATCCTGGTAATTCAGGAGTTTTACCCGTCCACCTCTTTGGTTCATATTTTTCAGGGTGTCCTGAAGGTCCAGAAGGGTAGCACCTTTCTTTACCATTTCAGCTTTCACCTCTTCGAAGTCAGCCTGCATTTTAATCATTTCGCCTTTAGTGGCTTCAACTTCCTGTTTTGCTTTCAGGACTACTTCGTCCTTAAATACCTGGTTGGCCGCGGTAATCTTATCGACTACCTGCTGGCCGGTTAAATCTTCTGCCATAAAAAATAAATTAGTTTTGAATGTTAAGTAATACGTTTGACCATGAGAATCTTTTTTCCGGGTCTGGTGTATTACCTACGGGCAGAGTGGATGGTACGAGATTCAGGAATTTATCTTGCAATTGCTTTATACGAATTTCAATAAGCTCAAAGGTGTCATCGGTATAACGACCGTTTTTAAGACCCCTCATCAACAGGTCGAGTTCCTTTATGACTTCCGGCACCAGGTCTTTAATCTCCCCTTTACCGGCTTCTAATGTCGGTGTGTTGGGATTTGCGCCCCATAGGACGGCACTACCTTCATAAAGTTTTATCTCTTTTATTACTCTTGGGCCGCCATCTTCCTTGCTGGCTTCGGCCTTCACGGTAGAGAATCCTACCGAATGCTGGTTTATATGACCTGTCTTATAAAGTTCAAGGACATCATTGCCCCATGAAGTATTGGGTATATCAGTAATGCCTATAAGCTGGTTTTTATCCACATATAATTCAGAGAATTTCCCGATAGCTGTTTTTATAGAAGGATTGTGGTCTGTAAGATGCCATATTAGGTTAGCCCCTTTAGGCCCTCTTGCGTTAAGGGTGCGGTCATAGGCTCCATGATCTATAATATCATTATCGGAATCAGTAGACCCCATTTCAGAGATAACGACCTTCACTTTGCGGCCTGTGGTGTCCACATCTACCGGGAGGGTCAGAATGTCTTTATATTGGATGTTCATAAACTAAAATTATAGTTTCTATTTAACATAATAAAAATTATCCTTCGAGCACGTTCTCATGGACAGGCTTCATGATGATATTTCCGTTAAGATCCCGCTTTGCCCGATAACTCATGGTACAGCGGCAGTTGATAACCTGGTTAGCAGGGCCATCCGGATCTCCGGGGAACTGGAGGCCATTGCTGAAAGGTTCGTTTAAATCCCTGACTTCACCGTCTACCCCTTCATGGGTATGTGCAATTCTCGTCCGTTTATCAAGTACCGCAATCCACGTCTTTGTAGTCTCATAAGGCTTCTCACTTGCTACCTTCAGCTGGGCATAGTTCATAGCAGCCACCGATTCCGTCCGTACTATCATCTTAGCCCGGTATTTAGTGATCGGATTATTCTTTAGTTCACTTACAGTTTTCTCTATACCCCACCCGTCACTTATAGCCTGTTTTAATACTTTCTGAATATCTTTAAGAGTAGTTTGACTTATAGGCAGAACAATCTTAGAAAATATATATTGATTGAAATAATCTATTACTTCTCTTATAAAGCCGAGAATGGGTATAATCAGGGCCTTCTGGACGGTAGTCCGGGCCCCTGCCTGTTTACCGGCATCTATGTAAAGCGATTTGATAACAGGCCCAATCCATGGGTTGATATAATACTCGTGAAAGGTCTGGCTGTAGGCTGCTTCGATACCTTCTGTCTTAACTAAAGCGATAGTTATATTTACCTGTTTTTGCAGGGCACTATAAACGGGTGAGACATATTTAACCATCAGCCTATGCTGAAGGCTCATCTGTCTTCTTATATAGACACTTTGTGCCATGGGTCTAGGTTACCGTTCTCCTTATAGTGGTTTTCCATTTTTATTCGTAGGGCCGCTCTTGCTCCAGATTTCATCGACTTCGTTAACGGGCAGTCCCTTTTTATGCCCATTGCCGGAATGTCCTTTGGGTACATTGGAAACCGCCTGTCCAGTTCCGTTATTATTTGTTGTTCCATCCATTCCCTGTCCATCAGGGTTAAGGCTGGGGTCAAGGGGGGGCATGGCAAGGTCATCTAATAAAGTTTGATTGTTAGGAGCATATATTAAATCCATATTAGGATCCGGGAGCGGGTCAAAGCCAAGTTCTTCCCTTCTTTCATTAGGCGTTAATGTCCAGTTACTGATTACCCTGGTGGTAATCTTATCCATATCATCTGCCAACTCAGGAAGGTCGCTGATATCTATATCTATTGCAAATTGCGCCTTATCATATCCGAAAGCCCTTAATAGTACCCTGTTTTCTTCATCCTTAAAACTACATGCATCGGGGGCGATAGCATTTGTAATTAAGTCCTTCCTTGCCTGCTCAACATTATTGAACGTGGTGTCTTTACTGCCAAAGATCTGCGGGTTACACCCTAGTAAATTACATAGTTTATTAAACGTAGCATCCTGGGCATCTAACAGCTCCATATCTACCGCAGATTGTCCCATGAACAAATAAACCCAATCCCCGGGAAGTTGAGCCACAGCCGACCGCATAGCCCTGTTATTAATCTTTGTGTTTATAGCATTATCGGCCTGCGTTACCTGTTCCTTAGATAAGTTATTAAAAGTCTTATTAGCTAAAACTCCCCTTGCCCCTCCATTCTGGAACATGGCTACTGCGGCTTCTGTCTGAGCGATATCCTGTGTTAATAACTTTAATCCCGGCTGTAAGGGACTCATGCCATACTTCTGCGTGAAGTTATAAGAATCATAAACCGGGTTCGGAGTCTTCCAATGAAGGACATCTTCTTTAGCCAGGTATATCGGCTGACCAGAATCATAGAATGTATATCCCGTTATCTCCCCGAACATAATTTCCCTGTCAACATTTATAACGACATACTGACTCGGCAATACCCACATATTGTATATAGGAAGGTCGTACCTTTTATCCCCCTCTATGAGGTCATTATCTCCACGATTCAGCCATATAAAAGCGTTGCCGGTAAGTTTAAAGAAAGTATATATAAGGGAATAATAGCTATCCTGACCCATCTCAG